GCGGTGCGTCACGCACAGAGCTTCAGCGCAACGCAGGACTACCTTACCACCTAAGTTTTATCGGGAACGGCGGGGGGTTTTTAACCCCCTGCCCCCCATTTTCAGGGGGGGTTAGGATACCAACCCTCCAACAATAGTGGCACTGAGGGGCATACGTTAAGCCTTAATTCAAAATGTAGGAGTGATTTTCATGGTCAAAGTTAAAATAACCCGCGATTGCTTTATCAAGGGCAAGCATTATGGTGTGGATGAAATTGCCGAGGTCTGCGAAAGGGATGCGTTTATCCTGACCGGAATCGACAAGGCAGTTGCATACGATGGGGCGATGCCTAAGATTGAGAAGAAAAAGGGCAGAAAATAAATGGCTTTTACGGAATCACCGAGCCAGTTATTCAATACCCGTGACTTTGGGGTTGCCGCTACGCTGACCGATGTCAGCGCAAGCACAACCTCAACGGTCAACGGTATTTTCGATAACGAATCGGCCCTGGTGGATGTCGGAGATGTCGAGGTGGAAGCCACGGTTCCGAGATTCTATTGCCTGTACAGCGATGTGTCGTCTGCGGTTGAGGGCGATACGCTGGCAATTTCAGGGACGACCTACACGATAGCCGGACCCATCATCAAGGATGAGTCGGGCATACAAGCAACTTTAATTCTTAAAGACTGATGCCGGACCACGTTGCAAAACAGGTATTGGATCAAGTCGTGACGACTTGCACCGGGTTGAGTACCACGGGGGCGAATGTATATCGATCTAGGGTGCATACAATGGTCGAATCCAAGCTCCCGGCCCTGCTGATTTATTCCAGGGAAGATGTGCTTGAAGAAGAAATGACCGCGATGCAGACCGATGGGACGAAGGGGATGCACTACGTCCTGACCGTGTCCATCGATGCAATTGAAAAAGATGCAAGCGAAACGACTGCGGAAGATAACTTGTTTACGATTCGGAAAGAGGTGCAGACCGCGATGGAAGCGGACCTGACCTTGAGTAGCACTTGCGATGACCTCTGGATGACCGAGGCCACGATTGAGGATAGAACGGGGGCGGGTGACAGTCCTGTCCTAGTGATGACGATGTTGTGGCAGTTCAGGTACAGGGTCAAGCAGGGTGCGCCGTCCACGGTTTTATCTTAATAATATAGGTGATATATGGCTGAAACAAAAATGACATTCTACCCTCCGGGTGGTGGAGAACCAGTTCACGCATACCCGGCTTATAAACAACAGTACTTAGATATGGGCTGGACTTTAGAGCCAAAAGCTAAAACCGAAAAGCCGAAGGCTTATGGAAAAACTGATCGAAAGAATAAATGAACTGGCCCGGAATCGTTTTTCCGGTACGGTCACAATTTCTTTCTACAAAGGGAGTCTTAGCAAGAAGATAAAAATTGAAGTCACAGAAAATTTAAAGCTGGATGAAAGTTTAATGGAGATGGATGGGACCAACCCGGACGGGAAGCCCTAAGTCCAAAACAACTAATCTAGGAACCACCGGACTACTCGATGCCCTAGTTGTGCTTTTTAAGCACTAAACATGGGCTTTTTTATTTGCCCGGAAAGGTTAAAAAAATGAGCAACCATAAAGGATCGGGGGGAACGGTTCACGTTGGAACCGATGCTGTAGCAGAAATTAAAAGCTACTCATTCAACGAAACGGCAAACACGATTGATGACACAACCATTGGGAACGACGCGAAAACATTCAAGGCGGGTCAGACTCAATTCTCTGGATCGGTGGACGTTTTTTGGGACGAATCTGATACCGCTCAAGTCGCTATGACCGTGGGTGCAGAAATCACCATCAAGTTTTACCCAGAGGGGACAGACAGCACAGATAAGTATTACACCGGGACTGCGATTGTAACGAGCATCGACCGCTCCGCAACGATTGATGGAATGGTTGAAGCGAGTTATGGGTTAACTGGTAGCGGTTCGTTGACTTTATCAACCGTGTGATTATTAACTAAATAGAACCACCACAAACGTGAGGTCTAGCAATGCCCAACGAAGTAAACAAAGAAGTCATAGAACGGATCAAGGCCCATTTTAGCAGTCAGGAACGGGCGCATTTCTACGTTGAAGAATGGGAAACGGATGTCTACATGAGTCCGTTGAGCCTGGACGAACAGGACAAGTTGAATCGCAGGGCGAAGGATTCACCTTATCAGCTTGCCGTTTATGCGCTGATTCTGAAAGCCGAGGATGAGCAGGGTGAGAAACTGTTTGGATTGGATGACAAGATGACGCTTTTACACAACGTGTCATTCGGGACGGTTGAAAAAATTATCTCGATCATGTTCAAATCGTCCAACGTGGATGATGCGGAAAAAAACTGACTGCGGACACTGACCTATTCGCCCGGTTCTTTGTCGCGGANCAGTTACACAAGACGTTGAAAGAATTGGAAGAGATGACAGTGTCCGAGTTTGCACACTGGTTGGCTTATTTTAAAATCCAGAATGACAAGGTGAAAAACAGAAATGGCTAAGAAAGTTGCAGAAGCCAGGTTAGACATAACCGCAAAAGATAAGAGCAAGACCGCGTTCAATTCCGTCCAGGGCCGCCTGAAGCGGATGAAGGATGCCATGTTGTCCATGAAGGGGGCCATGGTGGGGACGATGGTGGTCGGGTTCGTTGCGATGGCGAAAGAGGCCGCCAAGACCGCCGATGCTATTGGAAAGTTTTCTGATCGTGCCGGGGTCACAACCGATTCCCTCCAGAAAATGCGGTTCGCTTTCGATCTTGCCGGGGTTGGGGTTGAGGCAGTCGATAAGGCATTTCTTACTTTTGGAAAGAGGTTAGGTAAAGCGCACCAGGGGATCGGTGCTTTGGCGGGTGGACTCAAGGGCGGGGAAGAAGCTCTACTAGAAAAGCTCAAGGCAACCAATTCCACCACCGAAGCCTTAGATGTGATGTTCCGGGCGATGGGAAATGCTGAAACGCAGACCCGGAAGCTCGCTATTGCAGATGCGGCTTTCGGTATGGCGGGACTTAGAATGACTGCGGCCTTCAGGGATGGGGCAGACGCATTTTATGAGGCGCAACAAAGGGCGGCAGACTTGGGGATCGTTCTGGATGAGAAGTTAATCAGAAATGCCGAGAAGATGAACGATGAATTGACTACCGTTGCCCAGGTACTCAAGCTCCAGTTCACGGCAACAGTCCTAGAGTTAGCCCCTGCCATTACCTCTCTCGCATCCAGCTTTCTACAACTTACAATCGCCGCACGAGCATTTACCAGTTTGGTGGGGGGGGAGGACAGCCAATTATCGGCATTTGAGCGAACCGTGCGAACCCTTGCCGCAGGGATTGATTTAATAGGCGAAAAAATGGCCCGTCTGGTAGGAGCGGAAGGTCTAGCCGAGTATTTTCGGGATCGAGCCTTTGGAAGTGCTGATGCGCTAATCACAGGGCAGAAGAGAATGACTAGGCCAGAATCTGTCCGTAATTCGGCTAATTACGGCAAGAATATATCTGCTGAACCATTTGAATTTGATTTTGGTATGGATGATATATTCGACAAAATGGGGGATAAAAAAGAGGCAGCTCTTAGGAAGTGGTATAAGGACACATTGAAGCAAGAGAAACTGGAGAAAAAAGTCCACAAGAGTTGGATGGATGACCATTACAAACAGGCAGAGTTATTGCGTTATGAAGTTGCTCATGGAAAAGAAAAAACGAAAAACATGGAAGCCTTGTTTGCGCTTGAACGTCAGAGGGGTCGCGAGTTTACTCCAACCGAGTCGGAGGACACCCTACGCGCGATTGAGTCAAGTTACAGAATCATTGACCAACTCAAGACCAAGATAAAAGAAACGGAAATTGAACAACAAATCCAGAAGCAAGATGACTTGGAACTTATGCGGTTGAAATTGCAATTTGCAGGGGACCGCATAGGGATACAAGTCCTTGAGGAACAAGTTGCGTTGGAGGAACTGCTGGGTCGTGATTTATTGCCAGATGAATTGGAATCCCTAAAGGAGAAGGTGGAGTTATTTGACGAACTCAATCAACGGCTGAAACTACAGAACGATATTGCCGCGATGGGCGAACGGGTGTTCGACCGCATGGGGGATGGGATGCTTACTGCCATGCAACGCGGCGAGGATGCAATGGAGTCTTTTAAGAACGTTGCGGTCGCGGCCTTGTTCGATGTTCAGCGTGAAATGTTCAAGCTGTTTGTGTTTGCCCCGTTGAAGAAAGCGTTATTCAGCGGTCTAGGGGGCTTGATGAGTCCATTTACCACCACGGTCGGGGAGAGTGGTTTGGGTAGCGAAAACTATGATGACATCCCCAAGTTTGCCAGTGGTGGTTATGCCCACGGCGGCAGGATGGCCTTGGTTGGTGAGCGCGGTCCTGAACTGTTTATGCCGAGGGTCGGCGGGACGGTGATACCCAATGACCAGTTGGGCGGGGGCGGTGTAAATGTAACTTTGAATTTCAGCACGGGAGTACAGTCCACGGTTCGCGCNGAGGTGATGGGACTGATGCCCGTCATATCTGAAAACGTNAAACAGGCGGTTGCGGAAGCCCGGATGCGGGGCGGTTCGTTCAGTGCCGCGATGGGAGTTTAAANTATGGCAATAACGTATCCGCTTAGTTTACCAGATGCGACAAGCTACCAAGCGGCTAGGATGACTGCCCGGAGCGTGGTTGGGGTGTCTAAGTCACCATTCACCGGGGTGCAACAAGTACAGAAGCACCAAGGCCAATGGTGGGAGTTCGAGGGCAGTCTGGCCCCGATGTCTAGGGCAAATGCCGAGGAATGGATTGCTTTTTTTCTGAAATTGAACGGGATGCAGGGGACGTTTCTCCTGGG